GAGCCTGCTATGAGTTTGCTGATGCTATGGATTGCATTGTGGTGGAAGACGATGTTCAAGATCTCATCCCACAACTCTTAATCAAAAAGGGAACGAAACAGGAATGAAACAGGAACGCCGACGGAGTTGTTTTGTGCCATAATGTGTAATGTGGACAAGTTGGATAGATGCTGACTTGGCTACCAGCTTACACTTTTCTTTCCCAGTTATGTGTGACCTCCTTAAAGATAATTACGTACCGCAGCGCCTGGTGGCACCGGAGAGGTTCGATTCCTCTGGTTGCGGATTGAGCTAACGTCCACCGGGTGGGCACTGATTTTACAACGTTTCTCAGCGCATGAAGGCGGTTCGACTCCGCCTCTTAGCTTTGTCCGCGATGACAATAAACTACGTTCCTCCTAAGGATATGAGGTTTTCGCCACCGGCTCCGTCGGTGGTTTTTTGATACATAAAAATGATAGGGGGTGATACCGTGAAACCAACCAAGCTGTCGTTTATCAACGGCAAGCCGGCCATAGTTGATTATGACACCAGGGTACGACACGACAACGACCAAGCGTATAACTATCATCGCAAGGTATCCGATGACGAGTATGTGAGGTTATATAAGACATCTGATTGGCGCAAGATACGCGAACAGATCTTGGAGAGAGATTTCGGTTTGTGTCAACGCTGTGGACTGGCTGCTGAACTGGTGGATCACATCATTCCTAGCAAAGACGACTGGGACGACCGATTGAATCCTGACAACCTTCAATCACTCTGTCGTGCGTGTCACAAGGTCAAGACAAAACGGGAATGGATGAAGCATCATAAGGGAAGTGAACGTTACATGGAGATTAAGATTGTGTGTGGATTGCCTGCGAGTGGCAAGTCAACATATGTCAAGCGTCACATGACTGATCATGATCTGATCTATGATTATGATGAGTTGATGCAGACGTTGACTGGATTGCCTAGTCGATCACGTAACCACGACGTACATGACTACATCATGCTGTTCCTTGATCAGATGTTACGTAAGCTTAAGGCTGAGCAAACTTTCAATAACGTTTGGATCATCAGGACATTGCCAGACGAGCGGATCGATGGACTGTTGGCTAACTATCATCACATTGATCATATCTTGATCGATACTGATTCAGCGGTTTGCGAACAAAGACTGAAAGAACGTGGACAAACGATCGCATTCAACGAGATCAAAAATCAGTTCAAAAATGCGAACTTCGAACACTTCCGGCGCGTTAAAAACCGCTAAGCCCCCCTCAAAAACGAACGGGGGGTACATTTTTAAAGACTCGAGAACGCACATCGACCTTTTTGCATACAAAATTCCAACAATTTTTGTTTATAGGACCACGACAAAAAAACCGCCGGCCAAAAATGACCAGCGGTTTTATTGACTTAAGCGTAGCACGGAGGTGAGATTTTGGCAAGAAAACAAAAATTATTAAGTCAATCAACCGGTCATCTGCGGATCGTTGAACAGGAGGCTAAATATAAGGCCGAATTTCTCGCCAAAGATGGCTATCCAGAATTACAGAAGTCACCGCCGAAGTATCTAGATAAGAATGCTAAGGCAGAGTACCGGCGCATTATCCAGGCAATTGGTGATTTGCCGTTGCGTGATCTAGACCACGCCGAACTTGAGAATTACTGCACCTGGTATTCAATTTATAAGGACACGTCCTGCACACTCCCCTCTGTGGGTGATCCAGACGAGCGGGAACGGTTAGTCCGGACGCTAGATAAAGCGACTAAAAACATCAAATCACTGGCTAGTGACTTAGGCTTGAATGTCAACAGCCGAATGCAAATGAACATGCCAAAGGCCGACGAGGGTAAGAAAAAGGAATCATTTAGAGAGAAGTATGGTATCTCATGATCGACTATGCTAAGAAATACGCTGAAAGCGTGATTAGTGGCGAGAAAACAGCTGGGAAAAAGGTTATTTTAGCTGCTAAACGCTACTTAAACGACTTAGAAGCGTCCGAAAGTGATGATTTTCCTTACTTTTATGATATTGAACGGGCAAACCGGGTAATTCAGTTCATGGAGATTCTCCCCGACCCTAAAACCATGCAAGCTTATCCATTGGCCGACTTCCAGCGTTTCATCATCGCCAACATGTACGGTTGGTGGAAAAAAGAGGACGCCACTAAGCGCCGATTCCGTAAGGCTATGCTTTCGATGGCCCGCAAGAATGGTAAATCGATTCTTATTTCTGGTGTGGCTCTGTATGAATTTCTGATGGGCAATTCACCAGAGTTCTCGCGTCAGATATTCTGTACGGCCAATGACCGCAAGCAAGCTAATATCGTTTTTACGATGATCAAGAAACGGTTAAACGCCTTACGGTCACGTGAAGGTGATATTAAGCGTGGAACTAAGGTGATGCGCGACGTCATTGACAACCTGGACGATTATTCTTACGTGCGTGCACTCTCTCGTGATACAGGGACGGTCGATGGTTTCGAACCACACGTTGGAATTCTGGATGAATACGCCGCTTCCAAGACAACCGAAATGATGGAACTGCTGGAATCTGGTCAGGCCTTGCTTGACAATTCGCTGATTCTCATTATTTCAACCGCCGGATTTGACCTTAATGCGCCGATGCATACGATCGAATATCCGTACGCCACTAAGGTTTTAAGTGGTGAGGTTGTGGATGACACCTACTTTGCTTACATTGCCGAGCAAGACGACGCGGCCGAAGTGGACGACAAGTCAATGTGGATTAAATCTAACCCGATCCTTGCCATACCAGAACTGCAAGACCAAGTTTACGGCTATCTCGACAAGCGCTGGACTGAGGCTAAGGAAAAAGGAACCCGTAACGCTGTTCTCGTAAAAAATTACAATATGTGGCGTCAGGCGGAAGAAGATTCATATATGGATATTGACACCTGGAACGCCGCTTGCGTGGATCCAATTAACATTGACGGCCAACGTGCTTGGATTGGCATTGACGTGGGTAAATCATCCGACTTGTATGCCATTAGCTGGTTAATACCACAAGAAGGTTTCTGGTACGCGGATTCGTACGCGTTCGTAGCCACCAAATACGGCCTAGACGCCAAGATTAAGGCCGATCGACTTGATTACCGGCGATTAGAACAGATGGGGCAGTGCGAAATCACACAGCTTGAATCAGGCGTCATTGATGTTGAACGGGTATTTACCTGGCTTGATGATTTTGTGGACGTCCACAATCTCGATGTTCAAGCGATTTGTTTTGACCCGGCACAATATGGGCCACTGCTAACGCAGATTGAAAAGAATCATCCTGAATGGCAGCAGATCCAGATTCGGCAAGGGACATTGACTCTCTCTATGCCGACTAAGCAATTCCGTGATGACGTGCTTGATAAGCGGGTTCTGCATCCCAACAACGAGATTCTAGCCGGCGCAATTTCTAACGCGGTGCTCAGGTCGGATAACAACGGTGTCAGAATCGACAAGAACCGTTATTCAAACAAGATCGACGCAGCCGATGCTTTGCTTGACGCGTATGCCGTTTGTTTCCGAGATGATATCGACAACTATTTAACTGATGATGACGTGATGAGTGACGATTTTGGCTTTTAAGGAGGGGATGCAATGGATTTCTGGGAAAATAACGAGCCGGCTATTTTGCTTTTGCTAGGCTTTTTAGGGTTTGCCATCTGTGCATTCTCTAAGGGCCTTTTTTTAGGCGTCATGGTCGTCAGTTTTGAACTAATGATTCTCGCCGTGCTATCGGCAATTAGAGGGGAGTGAGAACGTGAATGCTGTTTAAAATGCCAGAAAAACGCGACTGGGCTACTGACTACATCGATGAGGGCTTGATTCCAAGCTGGTCAAACTCTGGGCGGTATATCGGGATTAGCGCGCTGAAAAACTCTGACGTACTAACTGCTGTGTCGTACGTGGCTAGTAGCGTAGCCCGCTTTCCTCTTGTGGTTCTAGACGACGAAAAGAACGAAACCAAGAAGATTAAATCAGTTGACTATTTGTTGAATAAGCACCCTAACGATACGTTATCGGCCTACCATTGGAAATTTATTATGACGGTCAACGCAATTCTAACAGGGGATGCTTTTACCCGGATTATTCGCGATCCGAAAACTGGCGACCCGCTGGAATTGCAATACTTTCCGACGTCACAAACCTATATCGATGATTCAGACGTCAAGAATATAAAGTATGAATTTACGCCGATCAACATTAAAGGCGATTCCAATACCATCATTGTGGACGCTAATGACGTGATTCATTTCATGTTCTTCACCTATGACGGTATTCATGGTCGGTCACCGTTGCTTTCATTGGGTGATGAGATCGGTCTGCAAGAAGACGGGATCAGTACTCTGCGCCGTTTCTTCAAGTCTGGCTTAAAGGGTGGGATTCTTAAGCTGTCCGGATCCAGACTGAGCAAGGAAACTCGGCGCAAGGCACGGATCGAGTTTGAGTATGCACAAAACGGTGGCACTGCTGGCAGCCCAATTGTCATGGATTCCACGATGGATTACACGCCGATTGAAGTTGATACCAACATTCTCCAGTTGATCAATTCAAACAACTATTCAACTAGCCAGATCGCTAAGGCACTTCATATTCCCGCTTACAAGTTGGCGGTCAATAGTCCAAACCAATCGATCAAGCAGCTTAACGAGGACTTTATCAAGTCTGATTTGCCGTACTATTTCAAACCAGTTACGAGCAACCTTGAAATGACGATGCTAACTGATCGGCAACGTCATAATTACCACATTGAGTTTGATACCCGCAGAGAGACAGGCCTGACAGCCGACGAAGTAAACAAGTTGGCTAATAACACGGTGATCACGCCAAACGAAGGCCGAGTATTGATGGGAATGCCGAAGTCAGACAATAAGGATCTGGATCGATTCCAATCCACTCTCAACACTGTCTTTTTAGACAAAAAAGAATCTTACCAAGATTCAGAGAAAGGGGGTGAGCATAGTGACAATCGATTTGGAAACTCGTCAAGTGACGGCCCCGCTGACGCTGGAGCGGACAGCACAGACTGATGATGAGCCGGAACACACCGTTATTACCGGATATGCATTGAAGTACAACAAACCGTCCGAAATTTTGGGTGGTTTTTGTCGTTTTGTGGAATCAATCGAACCTGGTGCACTTGATTCGGCGGATATGTCTAATGTGGTGGCCACGATCAATCACGATCAAAGCCAAGTTTTGGGACGTTCAGGAGTTAATTTGACGCTTGAACCAGATGACATTGGCCTTAAATTTACTGTTGAGCCGACAGATACGTCATTTGCTCGTGATTTGGTGGCGAACATCAACGCGGGTGTGATTAACCAATGTAGTTTCGCGTTTACCGTCGCGCCTGATGATGATGCGGAAGATTGGCAAGAATCCACGCGTGATGGTGTGGATTATGACCGAACAATTCGTAAGATTGACCATCTCTACGACGTCTCGGTCGTAACGACGCCAGCATATCCGGATACGGAAGCCGTTGTCGGCCAACGGTCCATCAATCGGGTTCGGGAGCAATCTCACAGCGCGATTGATAAGGAACGGCGGAAGTTATTGCTGCAATACGAAAAGGAAGAGTTACTTAACTCACTCTAAAACAGGAAGGTGAACACATGTTTAAAGAAAAAATTAAGGAACTGCTTGCACAATTGGAAGGTAAGCGGTCGCTAGTCAACGAAAAGACGACAGAAATGCGCTCTCTCTTGACCAATGAAGAAGCAAGTGAAGACGATGTGAACAAGGCTAAGGCTATGCGCTCCGATATCGACAAGCTGAATGAAGAAATTCGGTCTATCGAAGATGACATTAAGTTGTATCGCACTGCTGAAAAGGGCAACCCGGCACCAGAACCGCACGAACCTGACGGCGGCGATGACGACGAAAAGCGTTCCTTCAATGATTTCCTGCACCCGGAAAAGCGGGACGGTGGAATCACTTCAACTGACGTTTCTAAGACGATTCCAGAATCAATTCAATACAACCCGGAAAATGAAGTTAAGTCCGTAACCGACTTGACTCAATACGTTACGCAATTTCAAGCCACGACGGCATCTGGAACATACCCGATCCTGAAGAAGGCCACTGCTAAGATGGCCACTGTCGAAGAATTGGCTAAGAACCCAGACCTGGCTAAGCCAACGTTCACGTCCGTTGATTGGAAGGTTGCCACTTATCGTGGGGCTATTCCTGTGTCTCAAGAATCAATCGACGATTCTGCAATTGACCTGACTGGTTTAGTTGCCCGGAACGCTAACGAACAGAAGATCAATACCACCAACGATGCCATCTCAACGGTCTTAAAGTCCTTTACGGCTAAGGCCATTACTGGTGAATCTGTGGACGATATCAAGCATATCTTGAACGTTGACTTGGATCCGGCTTACAACAAGATGATTGTTGCTAGCCAATCATTCTACCAGTACCTTGACACTCTCAAGGATAAGAATGGCCAGTATTTGCTGCACGAACCAATTGCCGAAGGCTCCCCACGCATTCTGCTTGGTGTGCCGGTTGTTGTTGTGGAAGACACGTTACTCGGTGTATCTGGCGAAGCTCACGCCTTTATCGGTGACCTGGCTCGTGGGGTACTTTACGCTAACCGTAAGGATATC